GGGACGCCGACATGGACATGGTCGTCAACATCGCGCTCGGTCGCGGTTCAGACGAGCAGCGCATGATGTTCCTGATGCAGATACTGGCGCAGCAGAAGGAAGTGATCGAGAAATACGGCCCGAATAACCCTCTCGTCGACCTCCAGCAGTACCGCAATACGCTGGCTCAGGTGATCGAGTTGTCGGGCTTCCAAGACCCGGCGCAGTTCGTGAAGGAAGTCGATCCGGCGGCAGTTGATGCGTATATGCAACAGATGTCGCAGCAGCAGAAGCCGATGGACCCGACCGAGATGCTCGCTCAGGTTCAGGCGAAGCAGATCGAGGCCGACATCCTGATCGCAGCCGCGAAGCAGGAACTGGAGACGAAGAAGGCGCAGGCTGACGCTGACTTCAAGCGCGATCAGCTCATGGTCGACGCGATGCTCAAGGCGGCAGAGATCGAGGCCAAGTATGGCTCGCAGGTCGATATGGCCATGATCAACGCCGAAGTGAACCGCCAGCGCACCGAGATACAGGAGATGTTCTCTCTCCAAGCGCAGCGCGAGCAGGCCATGCTGAATATGAACCAGATACCGCAACAGGCACCGGCACCGCAGATGATGCCGCCAATGCCACCACAGATGATGTAACAGGACGCAATGACCCCGCACGAACTCGAAGACATTTACCGCGCTGCGACAGCACTGTCGCGTGACAGGGCGACGGACGAAGTCCTGCGCCGCATGGAGCAGGCGTATGTCGAGAAATGGAAGATGTCGCACCCGGATCGGGGCGACGATAGGGATGATGCGTACCGGATGGTGCGCGCCATAGGCGAGTTCAGGAGCGAGCTAACTGCGCTGGCCGCAGAGCCGACTGTGACCGCCTTTAACCGCCGCTTGAAACGCGGCCCATAAAGGAGTATTTAAGATGGTATCAGCCGAACAATCCCAAGGCGGGGAACTCGGTGTTGCAGAAGCTGCGGCAAAGATGGACGCCCTAATGGGAGCCAGCGATGGCCAACCCAGAGCGCCCAGACGAGAAGCAGCCCCTGCCGAGGTCCAAGAGACCGAGGCGTCGGAGTACGACGGCGAAGAGACTGAATTTGATGGGACCGACCTAGCGCAAGACGCTGCCCCTGACGGTGAAGAGCCAGAGTATTTCGAGGAGTCAGACGGAGCAGACGAGGAGTCACTCTCGCCGGATACGATGGTCACCGTTAAGATTAACGGCAAGACGCAGAGTATCCCGCTGAAGGAGGCGCTCGACGGCTACCAGAGAAACTCCGATTACACACGGAAGATGCAGGCTCTCAAGCAGGACGTAACCACGTTTTCGCAGGAGCGCCAGCAAGTGGAGCAGGAACGGCAGCAGTACGGCCAACTCATTGGTGCCTTGCACGAACAGCTCAGGCAGTTCGCGCCACAGGAACCTAACTGGGAGCAACTGCACCGGGATGATCCGCTGAACTTCCCAATCGTCGAGAAGCAGTGGCGCGACTACAAGGAGCGTCTGGCAGCAACGGAATCCGAGAGGAACCGTATGGCCTATCTGGCTTCTCAGCAGGAGCAGGCACAAATCCAGACCATGGTGGAAAAAGGGCGCGAGTACCTAGTCCAGAAGGTACCGGATTGGAAAGACCCGAAGAAGTGGGATGAAGCACGGGGAAAACTTCGCGAGTACGGCCTGAAGGTCGGATACACGGACGAGGAACTCGGAGCGGCATACGATCCAAGGGCGATCCTAGTGCTTGATAAAGCCCGTCGCTACGACGCAATGGTGGCCAATCGACCGAAGCCTGATCAGGCTAATGGACCGAAGCCCATGCGTTCAGGAAGCGCCGCGCAGACCCCCAAGACGATGACGGATGTCTCCCGTGCGAAAGCGCGTCTCAGTAAAACCGGCAGCGTCGATGACGCCGCTAAACTTTTTGGACTTTTGGATAACAGGAGACGATAATGGCCTCGGTCACAAATGCAAAGACATACAACGCCGTCAATTCGATGCGCGAAGACCTCTCGAACATCATCTACGACATCAGCCCAACCTCGACCCCGTTCACGTCGAACATCGGTCGCGACACGGCAGATAACACGTACTTCGAGTGGCAGACTGACGTTCTCGCAGCCGCTGACGGTTCAAACGCCGTCGTCGAAGGTGCAGACGCTGGCGACGCTGACTTCGTAGCTACAAACCGCGTGGCAAACTACACGCAGATTTCCAAGAAGGTTGTCGCAGTATCCGGCACCGCGCAGTCGGTCAACATGGCTGGTATGCGTACCCTCTTGGCTTACGAGCAGGCCAAGAAGGCCAAGGAGCTGAAGCGCGACGTCGAGAAGATCATCCTCTCGAACCAAGCTGCAGCTGCTGGTAGCACGTCAACTGCGCGTACCACTGCCGGTATGCCTGCGTGGCTCCGCACCAACAGCATCGCCAACAGCGCAGTAGCACCTACGCTGTCGTCCTCGCCAAACGGCTATCCAAACGCCGCTTGGACATCGCTCTCGACCTCGACTGACGTCGCCTTCACCGAGACGATGCTGAAGACCGCGATCCAGAGCGTCTGGACGCAGGGCGGTGAGCCGTCGATCCTGATGACCGGTCCATACAACAAGACCGTCGCATCCGGCTTTGCTGGCCTCGCGCAGCAGCGCATGAACAACACCGACGCAACACCGCTCAAGATTGTTGCGACCGCTGACGTCTACCTCTCGGACTTCGGCATGGTGTCGATTGTTCCTAACCGCTTCATGGACGAGCGCTTCGCTCTCGTTATGGACCCAGAGTACGCCTCTATCTCGTACCTCCGCCCATACGAAACCATCGACATCGCCGCGACTGGCGACGCCCAGAAGAAGGAACTCCTCGTCGAGTACGGCCTGCGCGTGAAGAACGAGCTGTCCGCTGCCGCGATTGCGAACCTCACGACATCTGCTTAATATGATCGGGGCCGGGTAACACCGGCCCCCCTCACACATAGGAACCACAGATGGCCGAAGAGTTTGCCCCCGGAGTGTTCACGCTCGGTTACGATTCATTCTCAGGCGAGTTGTCGAAGATGCACGTCGACACCGACGGCAAGATGCACTTCACCAGCGAGACGCAGATCGACGCTATTGCTGAAGCCAATATCATTGATCGCAACGACGTCTCCCGCACTACGAAATCAGGCGACATGGTGCGAGTTGCTCGCATCCCGATGGCCGTACACTTAGACCTTATGCAGCGCGGTATCCTGCGCGATAATATCGCAATGCGCCGCTGGCTGAAGTCTGAAGAAGCCGCCCCATACAAGACGCACTGGATGAACGGATGACCACAATCACCGACTACGCATCTCTCCAGTCGCAGATCGCGGCTTGGCTCAACCGAGAAGACCTCACGGCTCAGATACCCGTGTTCATCCAATTCGTTGAAGCCGACATTAATACGCGCCTGCGCACCCGTGAGATGATTGTCCGTGCGACCGCCACCAGCTCGGCTGAGTATGTACAGCTACCGGCTGACTGGCTCGAGGCCATCAACCTCCACATCGTCGATGGCCAGCAGCCGATCCGCTTCGTGACGCTCGACGAGGCCGACCGCATCAATAAGCAGCAGAACTACACCGCGTCGACGTTCTACTCTCTGATGAACGGAGCAATCGAACTCGTACCGGCACCCGGCGACGACGTCGAGATCGAGATGATCTACTACGGCAAAGTTCCCGCTCTCACGACATCTGCGACGACGAATTGGCTTCTCACGAAAGCGCCCGACCTGTACCTGTACGGCGCACTCGTACACGCATCACCGTTCCTGATGGACGACCAGCGCATCCCGACATTCGCGTCTATGTACTCGACGCGCTTCGAGGCTCTCAATGATGAGAGCAAGACGTCAACGCACTCCGGTGGGCCTCTCGTTGCCCGTACACGCATCACTTACGGATAAGGAGCTACCATGCCCGGCTTTACCAATTTCTCTGAGGACTTGGTCCTCGATTTTCTATTCACGGCATCGACGGCCACTCGCCCGACGGCGTGGTATGTCGCTCTCTACACGGTAGCCCCCGGCGAGGCAGGTGGTGGAACTGAGTGCTCGGGGACGTCATACGTCCGCCAGAGCGCATCGTTCACCGTGTCAGGCACAGCGCCATCGCAGGCGGCAAACAGTGCCGCAATCGAGTTCCCGACCGCTGGCGGTTCGTGGGGTACGATTGTCGCGGCAGGCGTGTTTGACGCTTTGAGCAGCGGCAACCTCCTCGCATACGCCGACCTGACGACGTCAAAGACAATCGACACGGGCGACGTCCTGCGCTTCAACACCGGCACCCTCATCGTAACGCTCGACTAATATGGCGAACGGTCGCGACTACGGCTCATTCGACTACGGCTTAGGCGTATACGGTCAGGCTCTGATCGTAGACGCCGAAGCTACGATAGCCGCGACCAGCAGCGCATCAGCCGCGGCCATACAGAGATCGGTGGCGGCGGCTACCGCAGCGGTTCAGAGTAACGCTGAAGCGACCGTGGTGCGCATTGAAGCTGCCGCGATGTCCGCAAGCGCCACGACCGGCGCGTCAGCAGTGGCAGTCACGATCAAGGCTGCGGCTGCGACTATCGCGGCAACTTCTGGTGCGTCGTCTGCCGCACAGCGCGTGCGCACTGCGTCGATCACGGCAGCGGCTCAGAGTAGTGCTGCGGCGACATCAATCCGCGTGCAGCCAGCCTCCGCTACGGGCGCGGCACAGAGCGGCGGCACGGCTGATCCGTATGTCGTGCAGATCGCTGCGGCCACCGGATCGGCGACGTCTGCGGCTACGGCTGCGGTCGTTCGGATCAAGTTCGTCGATCTCACAGCCGCAGCCACCAGCTCCGCGAGTGCGGGTGGCACTGCGACTTATTCTGGTGTATGTAATATCGAAGCACAGAGCGCGGCAGAGGCCGTCCCAGTGCGAGTACTATTCGGCATCGCGTCGTCGATTGTCGTGTCGGGCATGACGGCCAACGGTCGCTACCTGTGGGAGCCAGACGCGGTACCCGCAGAGACGTGGGCAGCCGAGACGGTGTCGGACGAGATGTGGACGCCGGTGGGCAACTCTGGCGGTTCGTGGGCGGTTCTGGACGTGGCGAGCGATACTTGGACACCGGCGAGCGTATCGCCACAGACATGGCAGTAGGAGACAACGATGGCCGATAGCTATACCGCAAACCTCAACCTGACGAAGCCGGAAGTCGGCGCGTCACGGGATACGTGGGGGACGAAGACCAACGCAGACTGGGACACGGTAGACGCGCTGTTCGCTGCCGCAGGGACAGGCACCTCGGTCGGGCTGAACGTCGGCTCGGGCAAGACGCTGGCAGTCGCGGGGACGCTATCTCTCACGGGTTCACTGAACGGTGGCGGGACCATCA